TTTAAATTAATTTTATTAGACTTTTACAAGTCTTACAGATGGGGAACCCTTGAAAATCCCCTGTCAGCCTTTACTGAACATCTAGGATTTTAAAGCACCCTTTTCTTTATTTGTAAGTCATTAGCTAACTTACACTAACTATTATACAGTATTCTGTAACAATGTCAATAGGTTTTTGTAAAAAGTTTAAAATTTATTTTATTACCTTTTTGATTTTGTTTTTTGATTTTGGTTTTGGGCTAGTGTATTTATAGTAGAAAAGTATAGCTAGGGAATGCCCCCCACAAGGTCATGACCCTCTGTAGCTTATCAACTCCCAACAACAAACACAATACATTATATAAGATACAATCTAGCGTATTAACTCGCTACGCTCGTCAATACACTAAATCGTATCTTATTACTATACATTAATTATTAACCTTATATAGTAGAGAATAGTAACCATATATCAGTATAAGCTAATATAAGGACGTATAAGCAAGGATAAGCATAAGTAGGTATGATAAGACTATGAATGTATTATAGACGATTAGAGAGGCTTTTAGAGGGGTATATGAACGTGCTATGATGATAGGCTAGTAAGAGTAGGATAGATAGTAATCAATAAGGTAAGTTAATAGAGTAATAATATACCGTCAAAAGAGTATAAAATGAGTATAAAACGAGTGCAATGCACACATCTTATAGAGACATAGATATGCAACCCTATCAACCAATGAAATGATGATAAAACATACTATATAATATACTGTACTATCAATCAATCATTAATACCACTGATTAAATTGGTATAGTCTGTACTCTATCAATGCTCGTAGCTTATCAACTCAAACATAGCTCAATACCTTTAGTACCAACGTGTTTCACTGATTCAGTCATATCCTCTATGTTTCTGGAAAATTATGATTTTTCGGAAAGATGTTGGTTGGTAAACTACAGAATGGCTTAAAATCAAGGGTTTGTATATATACTAGGTATTTTTGGACTTTCACGCTCAGAGCGTTTGGGGCGTACTATACTCAAACTTTTAAAAATTGCAACCCTCGTACTATATTCACCTAAAATATTTTTGCAACCTCAACCTAATTGCAACCCTATATTTTCTATAATTTTTATGGTTTACAACCAATTGCAACCCAATGTGTGGTATAATAGTAACTGTCAATCAATATTAATTACTAGGAGGAATACAAGATGATTGAACTACAGATAGCAGGTTTAAAAGCTAATATTGAAGCTAAATTGGAAGCTATTAGGATGAGTAACCCTTTATACTATCATCAGTTTAAGAAGAGATATAATAAGTTACTTAAGACTTATAAAACTAATGACTACCTAGAAGATATGTGGGTAGAGTTAGAGGAATTACTAGGAGCTGTAGATGATGTATTAAGGGGGGCTGACTAATGAATGATGTTATTGAAAAAGAATGGAGACACTTCTTTCCACAAGAGAGTAAGTTTAATGGTATCTCAACTAAAGGACATCACTTAGGTTGGGGTAAATATTTAGGTACTCTAGCTATTATGATTGACTACTTAAAGGCTTGTGGTCTTAATGAAGAGTATGAAAAATACCGTTCTGTAGTTAAGGATAGATGGGATAGACATGATAGGCTTAGTCAAAAAGAGATTAATGAAATGAAAAAAGAGGTACTTAGTTTACTTCCTGTAGATGTGCAAAGGAAGTTTACTATTAGACCAGGAGTATATACTAAATAAGGGGGTGTTTAAGGTGTCTAAGAAGCTTTCTAAGGATGATGTATTAGCTATGGGTAGATATATACCACTGATGCTAGAAGACTTAAGAGAAGAGAAATCAGAGCGTTATACACAGCTACAGGTTAAGTGGGACTTGTATAACAAAAATGGATGTATGGGTTATGACATTACTAATTTATACTTGTTATGTAAGGAACAGCTTAGTGATGCTAAGAAAGTTAAGTATCCATAAATAAATATTGACTCTGTAGCTTAATTGGTCTATACTAATAGATGTGAACGACTTGATGCTGTTACGAGTTCATAAGGTTTACTCCATATTAAATGGTTAGAAGAGATGTTATGCCATTGACATCTCTTTTTCTTATGGTATAATTAATTTACGGTAGTTAAAGGAAAAGCCATTTAAAATTACCTTTCTGTTTTTATTTATCCTTAAAAGAATCTAGGTATTGACTTAGGTTCTTTTTTGGTGTATTATACTTATATGCACTAGACATAGTGCAAATATAAATAGAAGTGATGATTTGTAAGCATCAACACTGGCATTTTATATCAACTTTAATATCTTATTTATGGTAATAAAGTTCTCCTTACTCATTTAACATAAAAAGTACAGACATCCAACACTGTGCTTTTTTTGTATTTAAGTGTTGACTTATTTAGAATTATGGTTTATACTATATATATGCAAACCTCAGAAAGCACAGCTAATTCCCTTTGTGCTTTCTTTTTTTGTGTTTTCTATTGCTTTTTATAAATTTATAGTTTATAATTGTAAGTACAATTAAATATCACATTAACTGTAGGTTAGGGGTTTTGATAAAGCACTAAACGTTTTACCCTCAAGTGAGCTTGGAAAAAACGGTGACTGAGGCTTGCTACTGCTCAGTTTAAGAGTACACTGTAGCTACGGAGGAATTACCTCAATAGAGAATAAGCTATGATGCCTAAGTAGTAATAGCTACAAGGGGGTAACATGGTAGTGAATATCTAAAGAGCTTCTTCCAGCGACTAGAGGCATCTAGTTAAAGGAATTAACCTGATAAAAACATCTCTAAGGTGTGTCAAAAGCACTCCCACCTAGTGGGTCTGACAGATGTAGAAATGCTATGATTTGAAAATCTGCAGTGTGAGTAGGCTAAGTATTTATTACTTAGTATGAACAATATCTCCAACTGAACACAACTATTAATTGTGTTTTAGGAAATTGACCAGTCCTAATTAATCAGCTACGTCGATTGTTCTCAGAAGTAGGTTTGTAAATTTACAGATATCATGCTTGAAGGAGTCTGTAAATCCTATTCTCACACGAAGTAATTACATAATTGCCTTGGGGGGGGGGTTTCCTTGTAAGCATTAGTCAGTTTCAGTATTAATATCATTAACCGTAACATTCATTGGTCTTGCAAGTCTTCAGACCAATTCAGTTACTCTCAGAGCTTGCTCCCCAAGCAAAGCTCTGAGCAAATAAATAATAATTAATAATTACTGTAGCTTATTAAATATCCCTTGTAGTTTATCAATAAGTAATTCTAAGTTCTTCGAGTACAGACATGCAAGCACGTCTGTAGCTCTCAATCACTAAGAATTACTAAATAACTATTGACAATTATAATAATATAATATATAATTACTGTATGTCCTAAAGATAATTGTAACAACATAAACACTATAGGAGCGTTACCTAAGAAGTCAAGGTCAGGTTATAGAATCACTAACAAAGACTGCTTACCAAGCAGATATGTTAAATCAAAAGAATTTGCTAATACAGATTTACATGATGAAAACATTGTGTGCATTAATGGTAAGTATGTAAGAAGGAATCTATGTTCAATTTGTGGTGATTTTACAAGTGGTAAACTTTGTCTTAAATGTTTTAGAGACAAAAAGTCAGAGAGAATACCATCTAGAGAGTGTCTTATTAAAGACCTTATGACAAATAAATCTTTAGTGAAGTTAGCTAAAAAGTATGGTATTAGTGATAATGCTTATAGAAAATGGTTAGCTAAAAGAGGTCTGCCTACTAAATATAAAGATATTAAATTATTTATTATGAGTGTATAGCCAAGTGGTTTAAGGTGGTGAGCCGCAACCTCATTATTCGTGGGTTCGAATCCCTCTACACTCTTTATTTCCTTGATAATGCGTAGGTTCAAATCCTACTAGGGGATGAGTAGATTGGGAAACTACAGTAATTATAATACCAACCAGTAGCAAGGAGCTAGATATAGCAAACTACCCACAAATTGTTCATTTTGTTTTATTTAGTTCCTTGGTATTGGTTGATTTTTACGTTGTAATTCCTTTCTAGATGCCATACCCTGGGAAGGGTATGGTTTTTATTTTAGGTTCTATGGTGTAACGGATAACACAGAGGTCTTCTAAACCTCTACTCCAGGTTCGATTCCTGGTGGAACTATTGTATTTCAAGTAAAAGGGGTTTACTTATGAAAGATGAAATTAAATTAGCTATTGAAGGTAAGGATAGAGACTACTTTCTTAGTAAAGGTATTCCCTTTCCTAAATATTGGTATGGTCACTCAGACCTTCCAAAATCAAAAAAGAAAAATAGAGCTTATTCTACAGAAATGAGAGCTTTATCTGAAATGTCTCTAGACCAATTAGAGGTAGTAGAGATGTTTTGGGGCATTGCCCCTCTTGTAGTTGATAAAGTCAAAAAACTAGATGTAGAATTTGTAGAAAATATTCCAGTACCTACAGCTACAAGGGTTAATGCTTTAGTTCAAACTAAACTATCTATGATTAGTTCAGATGAACGTAAAGAGTGGGCTGATAGAGTTGAAGGTAAAGCAGTATCTAGAGAAGTATCAATGGCTCTAGTTACTGATGATAGTGACAATACTGCATCAGCTACAAGGGAACTTATCCTAGATAAGTTTGATGAGTTAGGTAATATCTGGGCAGACTATGGTAAAGGTTCTAAAGAAGAACAGAAAGAACTTGAACATGATGAGGTATTGAGACTAGAAGAGGGAACAGATGGGGAAACTGAGGGATAGACTTGTACTTAAACTTGGTGAAGTCCATCCTAAAAGTGAATTATTACCCTGGTTAAAGGGGTATATACCACATCCAGACTCTTATATTAGGAACTCAATACCTATTGAGAAAAGACTCTATTATGCTAAGCTAGGTTATACTGAGTTCTTAGCTGAAATGAATATTGAACTCAACTTTGACCAGGCTTTAGCTATTGGAGCTTTAATATCAGGTGACTATCATACTGGTTACATGATTGAACCTCCTAGGTTTGGTAAATCCTTTATCATGGGAGCGTTAGCTAACTATTTAGCCATGCATAGCTACAGCGTATCTGTAGTTGCATCTAAGTCTTCTAGAACAGCCAAGGTTATGGAACACGCTAGAAGGCATCTGAGAGGGGCTAGTATCGACATGAAGAACATGTTGGTAGAAGAGTCCAAGGCATCAATTAGCAAGGCTGACAAGCTCCTAGGACGGTCTGAGACTGCTTATAGTAAGTCAAGGATTGTTTTCAAGAATGGTAACAAGATTGATACTAAATCTACAGGGGATACTTTCTCTAGTATGGACTCAGATGAAAACATTGGTGAAGGTTCTCATGTTCTTATTGATGAGATGGACTTTATCTCAGAACGTGCCTTAACAGAGCTTGGTAGACGTGAATTTGAAAGAGATGATGGTGAATCACTTATCCTTTTTGGTATTAGTAACCCTCGTTTCTTAAACCACTTCCATGAATCTGTTACCAACCCTAATCTGAAGGATGATGAGTTTGTTATTTGGGGTAACATAGTTACCTCAATGGAATCAGACTCAATTAAAATGACTCCTGAAGAGGTGTTAGCTTCTGACTTTGCTAGAACTGAAGAGTCTATCAGAATCAACTTGCTTTGTGAGTATGATGAAAATAGCTCAGAGTTCTTCAATGCTCCAATGATTGTAGCTCCTAGACATGACATTAGTAGCATCTCACCACGCACTATATCAGCTCTAGGAATTGACTCAGCCTATAAAGGTTCTGATGGTATTACCCTTGCACTGTCTATGTATGACACTCAAGAGGATGCCCTGGTTAGGGTTACTGATACTATCAACTTAAGACCTGATGAATGGTCTGATGCAAGGTCTACAAGAGAGATTGTAGATGGTATAGAGCGTGTAGTTATGCAGTTCAATGTTGTATCACTTGCTATTGATACAGGTCAAGGTTCTCACTTGATTGTTGAGATGATGAATAGACCATCCTTTGGTAGGGTGACTATATATCCTATTGACTTTGGTGGTAGACCTACTCCTGAGAAGGTAGCAAGTCATGTAGATACTGCTTTAATGGCTAGAAATAGAAGAGCTGAGATGCACTTAGTCCTTAGACAGCTTATGCAAGAGAATAAAGTTGTGTTTGCTTCTGAAATTAAGGAAACTCTATTAACTCAGATGAGAGCTATACAGCTTAAGAACAAAGAGCTTGATAAAGTTACCCTAATTGGTAAAGATGTTATCAGACAAGTGCTTAAAAGGTCTCCTGATGACCTAGATGCTGTTATTCTAGCTGTTCATGCCCTAGAACTCTATATATTAGGTGTAGAAGGAGGTAATTAGTGGAAATTGATAGAAAAACTGGCTATGAACTCCTTATAAAAGACAATATAGGGATTCCTTCACAGCTAAATGAGATGGATAACACACTTACCTATGAACAAGTGCAATACTTGGTAACAAATATGCCTGGTATTAACACTATTCTAGAAGGTATTGTTGACTACATCTTTGCAGGTGATATGGAGCTTGTTAAGGATGAAGATAGCTCTATTGAGGGTGAAACTCTCAGAGATATGCTAGATTCACAAAATATCCAAGGAATTACAGTTATGGACATGTTCAAACAGCTCACAAGAGAGCTATTTGAGCAAGGTGCTGTAGGTGTAAGGAAGATTCCTGCTAAACAAGCCCACAATGGTCATAAAGATAGTATTATGATTGTTCCTAAGAACTCTTATGACATCATTTTTAGAGAATCTGAAGAAATTCCACTTGTTTACATGCCTTTTATCTACATTCTAAGACGGTATCATGGTTTAAATCGCAAGAATACCTGGATAAGGGCTTCTGAAGAAGTGGTAGATGATAGGTTTTACATTGATGATGATGGTAATATTGTCTCAAATGACAAGGATTCTGTAGCTTTAACCTCAGAAGACTTCACAAATATCACTATGGATGGCTCATTCATTGGTGTAAGTCCATTTGAGAATGATAAAAAGCGTACTCATCTTATCTTACAGCTTCTAGATTACTTTATCCATGACTTTCAACGTAATGGTGTTGGTACATTGGCATTTAAACACAATGAATCAATGCTTGCTAAGATGAAGAATGATGGAAATCCTTCAACATCAGCTAAAATCTTTGATACAAGTAATTCTAACGCTGTATTCAATGAAGATGTCAGAAAAGACAACGTAAAATCACTAGCAGACATGCTAGCAAATGTAGAGTATAATGACTCTATCATTTATTCTGACATTTTCAGTGATATGGAACAGTTGACTAGGGATTCTAAACCTAGTGATTACCTAAACCTCTTATCAATCCATGCTACACGCTTCTCTTGTCAAATTTATGGTGTTTCACCACAGGTATTTGACTTGGATGCAGGTACAGGTAACATTGGTAAGGATGAAGTCATTAAGACATTCATCATCCACAAGGTTATTCCTTGGAGAGATAAGATTGCAGTCAAGCTTACTGAAGTAATCAGGCTCATGGGTTATGAAGGTTACACCTTTAGATTCAAAAACCAAGAAACTAAAGATTACTATGACTATGAAAAAGATAATTTCATGTCTCAGACCTTTGAACGTATTCATGAAGCAGGATATACTGAAGAAGCTAAAGAATACCTTTATAAACATCTTCTAGAGGGGGAACAATGACAGTAACCAATTTTGACAAAAATGCTCAGCATGGCATGATTGAAGCTATTGAGCAAGCACAACGACAAGACCAACCTTTTATGGCTACAGGAAGTAATGATGCTCCTGTAGTTGTAGGTGATGTCAATAACATTGATGCTGAAGCTGACTATGTAGCTAAATTCATCTATCCTAAGAACTTTGCTATCCAAGGTGATTACACTGATACAGATGAAGGCAGAGAGGTTGTCAGAGTGTTTAAAGGTGTATCTATTACACCTCGTAAAGCTCGTAGAGTTCGACATGCTGTAACTACACTTATCCTTTACTTCTCAAAAGTAAACACTAACACTGGTGAACAAGAAATCATGTCACTGTCTGAAGTTACAGAAGTCTATTCTAAGCTCAATGATGAAGTAGTAGATGCTATGGAAACATTGGTACAGTATGGACTCGGTATTAGTGACTATGACATGGAATATTTGAGTGATGAGTCTCTTGTAGTTCTATCTAGTCAGCTTATTGACCACAATTCAGGGTTTTTTCAAT